CAGGAAGGGTAGGGTTTATTACTATTAAGTTTCTCTCAACAACTATAAATCAAAAAATTATTATTATTTATAATATCAGTTATAAATAATAAGATGATTAAAAATACTTATACTCAACTTGAAAAAGATGAAATTTCTAAACGAATAAGAAATTATACAGACGAGGATGTATTGATAAATTTTAAAAACCTTCAAAAATATAAGATTACCGATAAATTGCAAACTGCTTTAATGGGGTTAAAAGTTGTTGATAGAATGACATTTACTCAACGATTAGAAACAACATGTATTAAAAAAAAAACGATGGGATGTTATTATGACTTTTTTTTCAATAGAGAATTGTATATAAATAAACGCCAATCGATAAGAAATTTCATCGAATATTATAAAAAAAAATGTCCAAAGGCTACACTTGAACATACTTTTTATGAAATGTCAAATTTATATTTAGGGAGTATTAATGCATTCAAACCCGGCATGTCTAAATATATATATAGCACGTACAACGCTAGAAATATTTTGGATTTTAGTGCTGGATGGGGTGGAAGACTTATCGGAGCTATGTCAATTCCTAATACGAATTATATAGGGATAGATACAAACGAAGACTTGAAAAAAGGATATGATTCTATCATTAAATTATTAAACATAACTGATCGTGTTACTATGATTTGGGGTGATAGTAGTCAAGTTGATTATAGCAAACTGAAATACGATTTTGTTTTTACAAGCCCCCCTTACTTTAATATTGAAGTTTATAAGCACATGCCCGATTGGAGAACCAGAGATGATTTTAATAATAAATTCTGGTTTCCTGTTTTACGCAAAGTATGGGACGGATTAGAATTATATGGAACGATGATGCTAAATATACCAATAAATATGTTAACCTGCACTATTACAATTTTAGGAGAACCTGAAATAAAATTCAAACTGCTTTTAACGAAACGTAGTAATCAAAGTAAATACGAAGAATTTATTTATGGATGGATTAAACGTCCGATTTAATAAACTTTAATAATTGCCATAACTTTAACACGACACATCGGGCATTCCTTAATATTATGCTTACAGTCAACACATAAACACAAATGACCGCATGCAGTATTTAAGAACTCTGATTTTTTATCTAAACAGACACAACAACGATTCACATTCTCGGGCAAAGTTGTTTCTTTTAATAATTCATCTAGCTCATCTTGTCTTTCCTTAATCTCTTGCTTAAGAACTAAACAGCGTTCTTCTCTTGCTTTTCTGGCGATTATTTTCTGAGGTTCGCTAAGTTGGTTTAATACAGCGTATACCTTAACCAACTCTTCAAATGAATATTTTTGACTGCTTAAGAAGTGTGGAAATACTTTCGCCCACTTATTAAATGGTTTTTGATTTTGCTTACCTTCATATTCTTCAAGTATTACTAAAGAATAATCATTCTGTTTAAGGATTTTGTTATAATTGATATATGTCCTTTTTGGATCGTAATTAATCCCAGAGTCCGATTTTAACAATTCCATTTTTTCCTCAAAGGTTCGGTTATCGTTCAATAGTTCGTACATTTGGGTTTGATTGCATGTCATTTTGTAGATTTTCCAAGTCGCCATTTCTATTAGTATATATAATAAATCTTTAAGTATTAATTTAATTCAATTTATTTTTAATTAATTAAATATTCCTAAAGAACTTAAAGAATTCTTTTCTTTAGTAATAATAATGGACGGAGTAAAAAAGATTGGAATCATTTGCCATGTTTGTAACAGAGTTGTATCTACGCCTAAGAAGAATGATTGGGAGCAAAGGAGCCGGCATAAAAGGTGTGACAAAGAGTATCAGATTGAGGTGGAGATGTGGCGACAAGTAGATGAACATAGGAAACTAATGGGTTGGCCTAAAAGACAATAATACTAACCTTTTGAAAAAAGGTTATACCAAAATGGGGTTTGAAAGGGGATTGCCCCTTTAAGTTTCTCTCAACAACTATAAATTAAATCAAAAAATTATTATAAATTTACGTTTATAATAATTAAATAGTACTATATCTATGCCCGGTTTACTTGTGTGAAATTTAAGTGAACCGCAGTTTGTTTATGACGGGATATATGATGCCTTGTTATATTCGACCCACATTCGCATGCTATCTTTTGTTTGCGTCGTTCTGGTAGTTGTTCCATATTAGTTTCTTTATATTCCTGTGCACGTTCTTTTATTTGTTCCGTGTTGGCTTGATAATATTCCTTTGCACGTTCCGCTATCTGTTCCTTGTTGGCTTGATAATACTCTTTCAAATATTTCTGAGCTCTTGTCTTGGGGTTGTTTAACACTACTCGGTAATTTAATATTTGTTTATCTGGCATCTTATACTATATAGGATGTTGTATTTAAATCTTTTAAGACATGTCCTTATTCTTTAAGTGGTGACGGGTTAATGACAGGATGACAGATGACGGGTATGTTTTAAACCTATATATAGGGACATAATAACCATTATTAGCTAATTTGGTAATTTTGGAAATTTATGGCTTTTTGTATAGCAATTTGGGTTTATCCCGTCATCCCGTCACAACCCGTCATCACTAAAAGAATATTAATAAATATAAGAGAAGAATAACAGTAAAAAATAAGAAAACCTACGATGACGGGTTGATGACGGGTTAGCTAATAAGTGACGGGTTCAACATCCATTTCACCCTAAAAAGACAAAACAACTAAAATAAAACCCATTTTTGAAAATGAAACCAATTTTTGAAAATGAAACCCATTTTCAAAAATAAATACGGCCAACCCGTCATCTCGTCATCTAGTCATATCCCGTCATAACTTAAAGAAGTAAGCATCCAATTCCATAATGTTTTTTCAATGCTGTAATGTTATATTTGGTATATCTGAACTCCTTTGTTCTCAATCCGCATTCGATCGCATCTAAGTTCATGCGTTTAATCCCTAAACACATTTTTATGACATTGCATTCGAATTTTATTCCGTTTTTACTAACCCACTCTGAAAACAAACGGTACTGTTCAACACCAGTTAGCTTGAGTTCTTCTTCATCCGTAGTCAATGCGAGATTTTCAGCCCATCTGTCAAAATACGAACGTGTAATTTCGCACATGTCTTTTTGATATTCGGTAACGGGACGTATATCAGTTTTGAAATTTTCTAAGCCTTCAATTGACATAAGATAATCGTAGATTGAACGTCGTGCATTAACATTTTCAAACGTTTTATTGATATCTATAAAATATGCCGAGTTACCAATAAGTTCGTCGCTTGATTGAATAACGACATTTCTTCGGTCGTTTTTCTTGACTTTAATCGGGTCCGCATTATTAGTTGTAATAATGAATCGATGGAATGATTTTATCGTGTATGCACTAACTCCTTTATTATTGATGGTCATGGCATTATCTGTAATCAAAGCTTTAATCGACCCTTCAGCATCTTGAGCTTCCTTCAATGCCATCTCGTTTAGATTTACTAAAAACGAATTCGCCATTAAATTATTGAACGCACCCCATACATCGCGCGAAGGTTTTGTCGTTTCAAATACTTTCTTTTCACCCATCATAAGATTTAATAAATGTAACAATGTACCTTTTCCCGCTCCTTCATTGCTGATGAATGTTAAAGCTGTCGTCTTGACTGCTGGGAATTGAAACATCTGCGCGATCCATCGGATAACATAATCCGTTACATCTTCTTGTCTATTGCATAAAACATCTATATGATTTTTGAAAACTTTTATTGCGGATTCGTCATGTTCATAATCGCCGACTATTTTAGCAATATCGAACCCAGTCCATAAGTTTAAATAACCTTTCGGGATTTCTAATGGAGGAGGAAACACGCCAACATTATCGTATAATTTCATAGCTGGGTCATTCGTCCATAATGGCAAGAATGGTTTTTGAATTAGACGTTTAGTTCCGCTATCGTCAAATGCTTCAATACAGCATGCCAAATGTTTATACGATGTATTAAAATTAGCTTCTTTAAAGAATTGCACTGAGCCATCTTCTAAAATTTTTGCGTAGACTGATAATGACATAACTTTTGAATGCGTTCGTTCAAAGTCAGCTTTCATTTCTTCGTATATGGGATAAGCGTTTGGTTTTTCTTCAGCTGCGATATTTTTCAATAAAAGGTCACGTCCAGCATCTGAAGACTTGCGTCTGTATTTTTGTTCGATTGCGTTAAACTCTGCCTCGTCGCTTTTCTTGGAATAATCGAGAATCGTAGGAATGCCGCACTTTCCATCGTAATCAAATTTCTTGTCCCATGTTCCATCATCCGCAGTTTCGCTCCATCCTTCAAAAATCATCATCCATTCTTCGGCAGCGAATATATTTTTACATGCAAATCCGATTTTCAGCCAGTCATCGTAAGGCGTTTTAAACTTGTCGGCAATATTCCGTAAATGCTCCATCAGTTTCATTTTATCATCTGATTGAACCGATATTAATCGTTCTGTTAAATGTACGGTTATCGTCGGTTCTGCATTTTTCGTTACTGCGTCAGGGTGTAATGTCAGATAATCAAACATCGGCGCTTCTCCGGCTTCTTCATAAGTAATGATTTGCGCGTCTTTGTTTTCAAATACATATTCATAGATAAAATCAACCTCGTCCCCGTTAACTTTAATTTTGTTTTTTGAAATGTCTGATTCGTGTTTACGTCTCCATAAATGCGGCATCTTTTTAGAGATTGATTTTGTAGAGAACGTATTTCCTCCATATCTCGCATAACGTTCTTCTAAATTCTTGTCGTCATCAAAATCAACAACCATATATTGGCTTGTTCTTAACATTACTGCTAAATGATTAAGGCCAGGCTTGGTCTCTCGTCCTTTATTCCATTCTTCGGTTTGTTCGAAAGTCATCGTGTTATATCCTTTAGGTAAACCAGCATCTTTTTTCTTCTTGCCTGTAACTGGGTCTTTGGTTACTTTAACATGACATATAAAGTATGGGATACGCTCCTCTTTGCATAAATCCTCTAAAGCAAACTCGTATTTCGCAATTGCCTTCAACATCGTTTTTGTTTGGGTCGCCATTTATATAGTATAATATAATAATTCTTTAAGTTATTATATTAATTCAAATTTTATTTAATTGTTTTTTATTCCTTAAGAACTTCAGTATTTTTAATCCATGCATTATGTTTTTTTGAAGACCTGTGATGAAATCTATTCATCATTGTATATTTTCCACCGCATTCACAGGTATGCTTTTCTAAAATCGCATCTCGGTTCTTTTCTTGGTAAGCCTTATTATAGTTGTTCTGATTATAATGCTTAACAACTTGATCGCCGTTCTTCTTTGTATACGTTTTAGTCACGAGTTTAGTTTCTTGTTCCATATCTATATTATTACTTAAGAAAATATATTTAAGTTGTTTCAATTTATTATTAATTATTTCTCTCAACAATATTATTTTATAGTTATATTTTTATAGAATTATGTTTAGTAGTTAAAGTTTTTATCTTTGGTATATTAAGGATGTCTGAAACAAAACAAACAAATGGGGTTGAAGGGGCAAGTCACTTAATGCAAACAATACAAGTCCATGCAAAAGCGCCTAAAACTATAAAGAACGTTAAACGTTTAACAAGATTTTTATTAGACAACTTTAGAGAACTTATAGATCAGCCCTCCATCCCCCCGACCGCAGCTAGATGCGTCCATTCTTTACGCTGGAGCGATGAAGGAGCTATCTGCGATAAATGTAACTGCTA